TAAATGATGTCCTGTGCCTGTATTTGTGTTATTATGTGTAAGTGATTCATAATTACGTGGTTGAGCAACAGGAACATTTGATATACCCATGTTAAAAGATATGGGTGTGTTTGACGGAGTCATTCCGTTATATGTATTAGATACTGAGCTATATTGAGCTGACATATTTTTATTTACTATAAATAAAAATATATAAAAAAATGAAAAATTATTTTTTAAAACAATTTTTTCATAAATATTAAATGTCAACTGAAAACAAACTTTATTACGCAATATATTCTAAAACAGCCGAAAAGATTGCCAGAGAAAGAGCATATCACAATAATAATCCCTATTCAGACTATGCATGGCATGATGCAATATACCCAAGAACACCTGAAGCAATAAAACAATCTAAAATTATTGGACAATATTATAACTTGGTTGAAACAAACCAACCAGTTAAATGTACATCTGTTTTGCGATGTTCAGAATATGCAAATATAGAGGAAGCACTCAAGACGGTACATAAAGATAGTGAATTTGTAGGAGTGGTTGATGAATGGCTCAGACATGCATATTCGGATGATATGGAATAAATATTTTTATTTTACGTAAAATAAAAATCATAAAATAAAAATCATAAATGAATCAAAAAAAATTATATTATGCATTTGTTTCTGAAAAATTTGCAAAATTAATTAAATCAAATCAGCAACACACCGAATTGAGAAATTCTACTTCAAAATCATGTAATTGTAAACCAAAAAATAAACCAATGTATCATATTTACAGAAGACTCGATAAGACTGGAAAGAAAATTGATAATGTTAAATGTCATGCTGTTTTTGAATATGATAATTATGAATCAGTGGAAGAAATTACCAGAAATTATTTTACATATGACGATTCAGAATATGTAGGTATAGTTGATAAATGGATAAAAACCGTATAAAAATGAAAATAATATTAATTATTCAGTGTAGCTCTGAAACTATTGCAGCTAAACATATATTATGCTTTCTGAAACAGACGGAAAAAATATTTTTAAAAATATTACTCAGAATAATTTAAATATGCATGATATTAATACTACACTTGAAAATACACTTGGAGATATTCTTGAAAGTAAAGAAACAAGAGATGACGATCATGATGACGATGAACTTGTTTGTTTTAAAACATCACAAGATAATGCAGAACATATGGATGTTTATGGTTGTATGTGTGATGGTTGTGAAAAATTGCTTTATTTTATAAATAATGGTATTGTGTTGTATGAAATTGACAAATATCATTGTAATGTATGTAATTGTACTGATTTGTGTGAAGAATGTTTTAATGAAAATATTGAATCAAACAATGGAATAGATAATATTATGTGTAAGAATACAACAAACGAATTGTGTAAATGCGAACTTGTAAAAAGTAAACATCCGGAGTTGAATGAAATACCTGAAGAATTTTTATAAGTCATTCACAAGTGTAAATAATTTTGCTAAATTACAAAAATGAAAAATAAATAATTGCATTTATTTTTCATGATGATATTGTGATGAAAAAAATTAAAGCAAAACAATTATTAGAACCTATTATAATTATTCCAAAAGAACGTAAAATTTGTAATAACAAAAATATCAATATATTTAATTTAGATAGTTTGGATTTGATAAAAGCATGGATAAATAAATTGTGTGTTTATGATGTAAAATATAATAATAGGAAAGAATATGCTATTAAAATTCACAATAACATTTATGAATTTGTAGACAGATTTGGATTACCAAAATTTCCATGTTGGATCGAAATTTCTGAACATTATCCACCAAATATTTGTGAAAATAATTGGACCAATATATTAGGTTGTGATAAAAAAACACGTCAAACAAAACTGTATATTAGAATACGTGATGAAAGTGGAAAATTTGTTGTTTTTAAAAACGAACAAGTTAATTTGCACAAGGCGCGAGGCGGACAGACGCATGAACGACGAAAAAAACGCTTGCTTGGACTTTGGTTTTAGTAACTTTTGTCAAATAACAAAAATGAAAAATAAATAATTGTATTTATTTTTCAACATAATACCACGATGGCAGACTTGGAAGATATTTTAAAAAATGTATCAACAGATGATAACAATATGTCAAACAATAGTTTGTATCATCCATCTGATGAGTTTAAGAATATAGAACATCAGATTGCTAAATTGTATGAATTATATGAAGAAGTCTTGGAATCATTTTATCAAAAAAAAGTAGAATTCGAACCATTAATTCAAGACGTTAATGAAAAAATTCAAGGATTACATAATATGTATGAAATAGAATATTTGGAACTTGGTATAACACATTTTGAACAATATATAGAAGGTCATTTGTGTTTTAAATGTGGATATTATAGTTTGTTGTATCCCACAGAATTATGTCAAGAAATAGGACCATATTATTATTGTAATGAATGTATTGAAGACATCACAGAAAAAGAAATAATAGATTAAAAATATATTTCATTTTCCAAATCATAAAAATGAAATATATTTTTATTATTTGAACAAATTCATATAACATGTCTAAATCACCTCGAAATTCTGGAATGAATAATACAGAAAAGATTGCCGATCTTTATAACAAATTTTCTCAAATGGAAACTGAAATAATTGATTTGAAAAAACGTCTTGCTGACGCAGAGAAGCTCAACGCAGAGAAGCTCAATGCAGAGAAGCCTAATGCTGACAAGAAACACATACAAAAAACACAAACATCAGTTGAATCATTGGGAATTTGGGACGGAACAACACCAATTATTAAGAATAAGACTGCTCAGGTTCCTTCCTCATCCGAGCAAGGTGTTACGCATACAGTCACAGAAAGTGAAGATGGTAACAAAAGTTGCACTTGCAAAGGTTATACCTACAACCATCGATGCAAACATCTGACATCCGCAGGAACAGCTCGGTATCCATTTAATGCCGAATTTATTTGGCGTGGTAAAACATTTTCAAAGTCAATGTGGGAGGAATTTATTAAAAACGGTTGGGACACTGAATGGGGTGATTATCCATCTGAACCAGATGATGATAAACAATATATTGGTTCTAATGCTGAAATTTGGGTTGAAGAAGATTTCTGGACACAGCAAAAAAACACACATGAATGGCCAGGAGCTGCAGACTGGTATCCATGTGTGGTAGTTGGTTTTGACAAACAAGCAGGAACTTATTCAATTATGATGGATGAACTTTGGAACGAAACACCAACAATTCTTTCAGGTATCGATATTTTGGAAGATCTCGAACGAGAACACTTTGCTTGGATTGTTGACGAAGACTCTGATGAAGACTCTGATGAAGACTCAGAAGAATATGAAGAAGAAATTGAAGAAGAAATTGAAGAATATGATTCAGAAGATGATTATGAAGAGTTTCAGTTTGGTAACAAGGAAGTAATTGAATTGTTGAAGTTTCAAGGTGTAGGGCATCAACATGAACCATTTATGCATATACTTGCAAGAGAATCAACAGATGCAGCTGCTACAAAATGGATTCAGTATATTGAATCGTTGAGAACAGATAATAACTAATAAGTTAGAATAATGGTTAAGTTATATTATATGTGCACATATAATATACTTATTTGTTATGTCGATAATGACATGCTATTATAAAACAATCTCTATTTTGTTTATCTAATATTTTTTGTCTATTTTTTAATTCCATAATCTTTTCTTCAAGTTGTCTTTTTTCTTCATGCATGTAAATAATTAGATCACACATGTTAGTAATAATGTTTGCTTTTGTGGAATTATTTTTAAAATAGTATGGTTTTATTCTATTGATGGTATTTTTCATTTTGTGGACCATTTTTTTTTCTCTATCACGTCTAGATTTTTCTCTCATCATATGTGAAGATCTTTCATCATTTGGTTTAACTGAGCTATCTTGTTGTATTAAATTATTTTGATCATACATATTATACAAAATACAATAATTAAATAAACCTTCCATTCCTTTTATAATGTCAGTAATTCTTTATATAATTATTTGTTTCAAATAATTATCTCAACTATATTTTGTTTTAATAATTGTTTTCATAAAAATTATATTTAGAATAATTTAAAATGAATACTTGTTTTGATTTTCTAAATCCTGAACTAGCTTGAGTATTATATTGATATTTTAAATTCCCCATATCACGTAATGCTTCATCATATGATATGGGATTTTTTGATAATACTTTTATTTTTTTACCTTTATGAGAATTATATTCAGTGACAACAATATATCTTTTTACAAAAACATGGTCATAAACAAACCATCCATATACGATAAAGCAAAATAATAGCAGATTAATATTAATATAGTTGTTTTGTAAAAAAATACTCAACTCATTATACGTTTTTATCAATAACATATCGTTGTAATTTAATTCACTCATTTTATTTAATGATTCGTTTCATTAAATAAAGTTTATAAATTTGTAAAAATTGAAGATACATATTTACAACAACTATCTTTTTCTTCGAATTCCACAAATTTATTATTTAAATTATCATAAATATACAATTTATCAACATTATCTAAATTATTCAAAACATTATATTTTTCATTAATACTATCTAAATTATCTGAAGCATATCTTACTTTAATACCATTTTCATATACCTGAATAATAGAATACATCACCAAGTTTAATTAAAAATTTTAAAAATTAATTTTTTTCATTTTTTGTATTTTCGAGATCTTGATTTTTTAGTTCTTTGTTTTTTCTTTCTTGATTTAGAACGTTTACTAGGGATATCCCTAGCATTCGATTTTTTACGACTCTTGCGTTTCTTTCTTGATTGTTTCTTACGAGTCTTTTTCTTACTTTTTTTACTTTGTTTTCTTGATTGTTTCTTACGAGTTTTTTTCTTACTTTTTTTACTTTGTTTTCTTGATCGTCTTTTTTGATTAAAACTATATTGAGGACCTAATATTTTGTTCCACATATCGGGTGGAAGTTGTGGTAGTAATTTATCATGTGGTGTATCTGGATTTCGTTGAAGAATATCATATGGATGTTCTTGTTGGTTTGAACGAATAAATTTATTATATTTGTGCATTTTAAGAATATTTTGGAAGAATCTAAAAACTTTTGGATGTTTTAATTGACCAGGTTGTGTTTCATGATTTGCTGGATATCTTTCATGTGCAATATCAAATGGTGTTTTTTGTTCTAAACTTAATGACATATTTGGAAATTCACCCTTTATTTCATCTAATATATTTCCCATATTGTTCATATTTATCATATTTCTCATATTTATAATAGTTTCAGGCATAAGATATAATGACAATCTTTGATTATTACCTACAAAGACCGACTTATTAATAGGATTAGTTACATCTAAAATTGGTTTTTGTTCTATGTTTTGATCTTGATCAGATTGTAAAACAAAATAATTAGGGTCATTTTCATATGGTTCTGTATCATTACGATTCCAAGCAAGTGCTAATATTTCTTGTATTTTTTTATCGGGCCATTCATTGAATTTATGCCATGTTTTATCTGATTTTTGATAATGTGATGGTCTACCAAGATCATCACCCGCAGGAATATTACCTATTTGTTCAGATAAACCGAATAATTTTAATTCATGTTTGTTTTGATTACTATTTATTTGACAAATATTTAAAATTAACGCATCTCTTGGATGTCTTGGAGTATTTATCAAATATCTTAATATATTTGCGTGATCTTTTTTTGCTGCTATATGCGCTGGTGTTTCACAATATTTATTTGCAATATCTATATTATACCCAGCCTCATGTATTATCCGTAAACATCCAACATGACCTTGTTCCGCTGCAAGATGTATTGCACTCCATGTGTTATTATCTTGAAACACATAAGGATCTGCACCATTGTTAAGCAATATTTTAGTTAACATTTCATTCCCATTACGTGTAGTACTCATTAAAGCTGTTTTACCTTTATCGGTTAATAAGTTAACATTTGCACCATTGTTAATCAATATAACTGCATGTTGGTTAGATTTTTTTTCTAAAGCCCAATATAAAGCAGTATGTTTATTTATATTTTGTATATTTACATTTGCGCCATTGCGAATTAATAAATCGAATATTTTAATATCTTTATTTACGGCAAACATCAATGCTGTATTATCATTATTATCTTGTTCATTAATATCCGCACCTGCATCAATTAATATATTTACTAAATTTATATTATTATCACGTATAGCAAACATTAATGGTGTTTTTCCATATTCATTTTTAATATTTATATCAGCACCATAACTAATTAGTAGTTGTATTATTGTGTCATTTCCTCCAAATACAGCAATTAAGAAAGCTGATTGTCTGGAGTTATTTAATATTTGTAATTTTGCCTTATTAATAAGTCTAATTATAAGATCGATATCTTGATTGTTTATAATTAACATAAAAGGTGTGTTACCGACACTATTTTGTATATTAATATCCGCACCAGCTTGTAATAAAACTTCAATACTGCCTTTGTTATTTTTTAATAAGGCTATGTGTAAAGGTGTATTATTATTAATACCAGGTTCATTTGGTTTTGCACCAGCTTGTAATAAAAGTGTTAAAATTTCAAGATGATCATTATGTGCAGCCCAATAAAGAGCAGTAGCACCATGTTCATCATGTTTGTCAATATTGATATCAACATCTAAAAGTATTTTCACTGCTTTTGTATTATTGTTTTTTGCTGATTCTACTAATTCGTTACTGTCTGCGGTTTGAATAAGTTTCTCCATTATATCATCAAATTCATCTTCGGAGATTTCATCTGAATACATTTTATATTTTGTTTGATTTTTAATTATAATCAACATAAATTATAATTAAATTATTGAGACAATTTGATCCATTCTTTAATTTCATCCATTTTATAGAATGAATCAGCTGACATTTGCAACTTGCAAAAACCGTAATCAATTAAACTGTGAAAATTATATTTATTTGTTTCTCGATTAAAACATGTTATAGTGATCTGTGCTTTTGATACATTTTTTACATCATAAGTAACAAACTCACCTTTATCTTCATCTGAAAATTTATTTTCTATAAATTTTCGATCGACATAAAACTTACTCCCAAAAAATTCACGATCAGGCGTAAACATAATAGAATTTTATTAATATTTATAATATCTTTTTAAAAAATCATTTTTTTCTACTACGTTTTTTGGATTTTTTTCTACTACGTTTTACCGATTTTTTACGACAACTTGTTGGTAATTGTGTTAATAATTTCTTTTCCATAGGATTTACAAATTTACGTGCAAATATCGCACCAGAACCACACATATATTCTTTTAATCTTGGTGTAACTTGTTTGTAATTAAGTGGATGAATTGCTTCTTTATTAAAATCGACATAAGTAATCAAGCCATTACGTAATACTTTTTTTAGATTTTTACCACCAAATCCATGACGTTGTTGTAACCAATTAATATACATTAATTCATCAGGTGCTAAAGAATCTGGTACAACATTAATACAAAATTTCTTAAATAATTTCATAAAAGATTTATTACGGTACATTGCAAGAAAATCTAATACATTGTTACGTGATAAACACTTCCATTGATCACATGCATAAACATCTTTATCAAAAAATCTGAATTTTTCCATAAGTTTGATACAATCAGGTTTGGGTCTGAATGGTACCATATCTTCTTTATCAAAACGTCCTAATGAGCGAAACGGAGCAATACCACGAGTTTTATCTTTCATAAGTTTTCCATATACCATTTTGAATGATTTAACAGGAACACAAGAATCAGAAACAAGTATAAACATTTTATTTGTTTTATCGGAATATGCTTTTTTATAAAGTTGATGTTCAGCATTGCAAAGAGAAATATCACCCCAACGAGTAGGAACAGGTTTTACACGGTTTTTTGTTAGTTCTGGTTGAGTTATTTCACCTTTTTTAGAATAATGAGAATAAATATTAATATAGTCTTCATAGCCGGACCACCATTTTTTCCAAATATTAAGATTAATTATATTTTTAGTTACCAGAAAACATAAAGCAATTTTATTGTTTTTGTTCATATTTGTTATTTAAAAATATAATTATAAAATTTTTTAATTCATCAAATTTTTAATTTGACTTAATTTTTCTTTTAACATGCTGTTTTCTGATGTTAATTGTTCAATTTGTTTCATCAACTCTGAATTTGATACACTAATTTTTTCAGCTTCTGCTTTTGCCGCTTTCGCTGCAACTGCTTTTGACGCTTCTACTTTTGCCATAGTAGCTTTTTCTTCTGCTTTTGCCGCTGCTTCTTGTGTGGCAATTGCTTTTGCTGCTGCCGCATCTGCTGCCGCTTTTGCTTTTGCTGCTGCTGCTGCATCTTTTTCTGCTTGAACCTTTGCAGCTTGTGCAGATGCGGTTGCTTTTACAGCTGTGGTTCTTGGTGTAGGATTATCTATTTTATTTTGTACTACCGCTTGTTGTGCTTGTTGCATTCTTAATGCTTTTTTAAGTTTTATATCATTTTCTGCTTTTGCAGCAGCTTGCGCTTGAGCCTGTGCAGCAGCTTGTGCTTGCGCCTGTGCAGTAGCTTGTGCTTGAGCCTGTGCTTGAGCCTGTGCAGCAGCTTGTGCTTTCGCTTGTGCAGCAGCTTGTGCTTTCGCTTGTGCTTGTGCTTGAGCTTTTGCAGCCGCTTGTGCTTGTGCAGCAGCTTGTGCTTGAACTTGTGCTTTTGCAGCAGCTTGTGCTTGAGCAGCCGCTTGTGCTTGTGCTTGAGCAGCCGCTTGTGCTTGTGCTTGAGCAGCCGCTTGTGCTTGTGCTTGAGCAGCCGCTTGTGCTTGTGATTGAGCTTGCGCTTGAGCTTTTGCAGCCGCTTGTGCTTGAGCTTGTGCAGCAGCTTGTGCTTGAGCTTTTGCAGCAGCTTGTGCTTGAGCTTGCGCTTGTACTCTTGATTGGGTATTATTATTTTGATTGGATAATGTTGAATTAGAATTACTATTAGTTGCTTGATGTACTTGTTTAACGGGTGTTGAAGATCTTGAATTTGAAGATTTCGGTAATGATCTTTGTTTAAACTTATTGTTTGATCTTATTTTACGAAACATTTTTTTATTATAAAAGATATAAAAAAAATATTTTTAAAAAATGTAAATTTTCATAAATATGAAAATTTTTTAAAAATGATTTTAAAAAAAAAAATAGGAAGATATATAAAAATGAGTGGATTAGAATTTAAAGATATAGAAATATCGACAAAGACGATAATTGGTGTTTCAAATGTTGAATTAGATATTGAGGGTATTTATAATAAAATACCAACATCAGAATATATAGTAATTCCTCGAAGACGTGGTAGACGGAAAAAAGAACCTGAAATGGATCCAAATGAGAATTTACCAATAGGTAGTATAATAACTCTAAAACTTGCTGGACAATGTAAAGGTGTTGATTTAAAGCAGAAGAAAAAGACAGAGAGTCGACGAAAATATTTCAGAAATTCATTAACGGTGGTGATGAAAATAGCTAATGCGAAATTGATAAATTTTAAATTATCTAAAAATGGAAAATTCCAGATAACTGGATCTAAAAATGACGGTCATGCGAAAGACTGTATTAAGTTTTTTTGGAATATGGTATCACCACATGGAGAATTGTATAAAATGGATGGAACTGAATTTGTAATAAATTTTATCACAGTTATGACGAATATAGATTTTAACTTAGGATTTATTGTGAATCGAGAAAACTTGGATAAACATATGAATCAAAATACAGAATATAATTCATTGTTAGAAACAAGTTTTGGATATACGGGTGTTAATATTAAATTTCCATCAAGTATATATCCATCTAATACATTAATACCTCAACTGAGATATAAAGGTGAGTGGAATGATAACATAATAACATATGGAGAATATTTTAAAACATTAAGTGAGAAGGAACAGAATAAAATATTAAATAAAGATAAATATACTACATTTTTAGTTTTTCACTCAGGAAATGTGATAATGAGTGGATTATCAAAAGAGTATATGGAAAATACATTTAATATGTTTATGAATATAGTGAAAACGTGTAAGGATAGAATTGAAGAAAAGCTTGATTAAATAAAAAAATAAATAAAATTTTATTTATTATTAAATAAAATTAAATGAGTAATACAATGTTTGATACAAATAAATTTACACAAGAACAATCAGATA